TAACTGTCGAGATGGGTGTGTTGTACGATGACGAGTCTGTAAAATCGGACGCAAACGAACAAGATAAAACAGTAGGGTCAACAGGCGGACTAGGTGGACTAGACGCATTAAGCAAAGCTAATGGAAACATATTAACCCCCTAATACTGTCCACACATTACTACCACGATAAATCAGTGTTTTGATTTTCGCATTAGCACTAAAAGCAAGTGTACCGTTTAAAGTCACACCATCGGCAACCAACAATTGAGCCACGTATGTGCCTGTCATGTGTATAGTCACGCTATCCCCTGCCGTCTTGCCTGTCGCTGTAGCGGCATTAACCGTGATGCTAGTCAATGAGTTATTCGATAACTCAATAATAGTATTACCGTTAGCTGTGACTGCACTCGCTGGCACTGTGTACGTTGTACCTGCATCACTAACAAACTGATAACGGCTGTTAGTGATAGATGTATAAGTAGTGGCAGCATTAGCTGTTGTCAAATAGCTTGACATACCTGCTTGTGTCTGATATGTACTAGATGCTGTAGCAGATGTTAAATAACTGCTTAAATCAACAACCAACACATAACTACCACCTTCAAACTTATAATGTGCATTAGTGTCCTCGTCATATACAATACAACCTTCTGGTAAGGTGTAGAACACCCAAGCACCTGCTACTCGTGCAGCGAGCTTGTTGTTTTTTCCTGCAAAAGCACCACTACCTGTGGTTACAATATAACGTGTACCATTAGTGGTTACAGCAGGACTAGCTACAAAATCTAACACTGAAATGTTGATTGTAGCTCCAAGTTGTACTAAGTTGGAGTCCATACCTGTGTTCCAGTTATCTTCCCCTAGTGCCCATCCATAGCTTAATCCGCTAATTGGGTCTGTTAATGCTGTCATAATTTCCTCGTTTTAATGTTATGCGCTTACTAATTCATAAGAGACACAAATTGGAATGGGTATAATACTTCCTATGCTACTAAGCCCTCTTAGGAAGTATTCTTGTAGTGGTGTTAGTGTTACATAATATGTAATTACTAGATGTGCATTACCAACTTCTTCTATCAAACAATCATTTGTCTCTAATATGAAGTTGAGTGCATTCATCACGCCTTGCGGTGTTGTGTTAGATATATTAGCTGCAATTCTAGCTCTAATTAAGAATCTGTATGTATCATCGTCCACTTCAAAAGGTGAGCCATTAACATCAGAAACAGATTTAAAGTAACCACCTATCCCTACATCTGCTGTTGTGCCAAATGTCTTTGCTTGTGGTGCTGTATCAAAACCAAAATAAGGGAATAATGTGTAGTCAACTAACACTCTTGGCTGACCAACAATATCTCCTATCACATCTAATTGAACACCAACAGCATTGTCTAAGTCTCTTAGTTGTTTTAAGTCTTTAAACGCTGTTTGTAGCTCTGCTATCTCTTGCATTACAATCTTAACGTAGGCATCAAATATAGGCTTATCTTTAAATTGTTGTGTGTATCTACTTCTTGCTACAGTGAGATAATCTGTTTCCACGAAAGGAATCATGTTTCCTCCTTAGACAAAAGAGATACTAATGTTTGAGGCTGACAAGTTGGCAATCTCATTAAAATCAACAACAATATTTGTTGTGCCTGTTGGTGCAGGTGTATCACCGATAGTTAAACTACTAACATAGAAACCACTTGTTGCACTATTTATAGGTGTATATAACCTACTATATAGAACAGACTCTCCAATACCAAAGTCAGCTAGATATGCAACTAACGCATCTGAAATCAATTCACCCCATTTGCAGGGAAAGTATCATCTTTGACAAGAGCCATAGTGATGTAGATTTCTTTGTTAGTTGGCCTATCAAAAGATATATCGTGTAATACACCTGCACTGTCAGCAACAGCTACTGTTGTACTGCCATAACTTAATATACCTGCTGGCTTGTTATTCCATATTGCTTGTGCAATCTCTGCATCTGTTCCACCTAGTACAATAGGATAGAAGCTATGTGCAGGTACAGGAGGAGATACAAAACCTGTATCTGTTTCGTTCTCATAAATAACAACTTGTCTGACACCATCTAACACTAACACAGCAGCATAGATTGCTTCGTATGTATTACTACCATCTTGGAACTTAGCTCTCAAGAATCTGTGTCTTAATTCAGCATCAGTCTCTAAGATTGTACCTACAATACCTGCAAATGGGTTAGTCACACTTTCCCAGCCAACTAAAGGTGTTTGAATTGTTGTGATAGTGTTTTCATCTTGTGTTATAACACCAGTCTCTGTGCAAGATGCTAAAGTTGCTTTCTTTGCTTTAGATATTGTGAATTGACCTAATGATGCAAAGTCACAATTATAATCTTGGTTGACTTCTTGTACCCATAGGTTATTGCCATCTATCAACCCACTAATATAAGCAGCATGAGAAGTGTTTATCTCGTTTGCAAGTCCTGTAACAATACTTGAAGCTGTTGCAGACACACCAGAAGTATAAGACACAGTAACAGGGGTGGAATTAACACCAAGCACCTTATAAGTGAAAGAATAAACAGTAGAATTGGCAACAGTAGTCGGAGTAATATAAACAGCAACGGCATCATTTTCATTTAATAATACACTCTCTTGAAACTCAAACACCCTGTTTTGGTCTGAGCGTACATAACTACCCGTAGGGATTGTTACACCATAAGTGCCTGTATTTACTAACAACGCTTGTGTAGCTGTTGCTGTATTCCTTGTTACTCCACCAATAGCGCACAACTGTTCTAATGCTACACCTGTAGCTGTTGTGATACTAAAAGCATTATAAACTTCTTGAGATGTTTCCCATAACTCTGTTAAAGGGGACGCAACAATTTGAATCCATCTTCCTAACACTGAATTGTTAGATGTGTCTAATACATCACCACTTGTTAAAAAAGACGAGAACTCTACATCTGCTTTAGATTTAAGAGAAGTGATGATGTCATTAAGACGTTTGGTTGTGTACCCTGTACTTGTTAATCCTGCCATGCTATATTATTCCTTACACACTGAGGGAGGCAGAGCTATAAAAACCGTCTCTTGTCTTCACCTCAAAAACTAAACTGTACACCCTTGTTTGTTGGTTGAGTGTGCTATTAAAATTTGTTATCTGTAACACTTCTCTCTCTTTAAGAATTTCAGATTGAAATATTGCATCTACAGATTGTTTGCTTCTATTCTTGCCAAAGATTTGTCCGAAGTAGTCAACACCTATTGTGCCGTCTAAGAACCACTCACCAAAGAAGGTTTGTAATTTAATCTTTATTCTTTGTGCTAGGTTTTCACTTGTAGTTGTTGTAAACTGACTACCCATTCTTCGTATTGTGCTAGATACGGCTGAGGTTGCACTTGATTGACCATAAGCCATTCCGTAACCATAGCCATAGCCACTATCATAAGTTGTTGCCACAATATCTGTAGTAGATACAACACCAAAAACAACATCACCTGTCGCACTGTCTATTTTAATATCCATTCATTACCTCACTTAAACAGGGAAATCTATACTACAAGAGGCAATTTCATTTTTCTTTTTATTGATAGTGTCAATCAAGTCAACACTTGCTGCTGTTATGGCTGCTAGTTGTAGTTGATATGTTGTTGAAGGGGTTAGCATAGGTTTCAAAAAGTCATTTATAAAACCTGTAATCCAATCTATAACTTCTTGAGGGTCTGTAGGTACTTCTAGCAATAATGCTACTGGGGTAAGTTTAGCTATTTGAGCAACAACAGCATCCTTCTCTGCCTCGATTGTCTCCATCACACTTGTTGTAACTTCTTGCAACTGTTCACACGTTTTGCAAGATTCTACTCTTGCTTTAAGGCTATCTATCTGTTCAGTATTTATAATACTGCTACCTTGTGGGTTCATAATATCACCTAATAAATGTTTGTAATTATACCACCTGAAACAGATACAACTTGACCTGTAGGTGTTGTGAAAGAGCCTGTAGCCCCTACACCAACAGATAGTGAACTACTTGTGCTTACAGATGTTTCTATTTTGACATGGCTTCCGTTCACAACACACTCACCGTTTGATTTTAACCTTACTTCGCTCTCTGTTTCACCTATGCCATTTGTAAGTATCACATCTTCACTAGAGTATTTAAACTGTTTGTTACTACTAGGTGTCTTACTAAAAGGGAATACACAAGGTATGGCAACAGCGTCTCTTATATTAAAAGACCGCTCATCAATAGGGTCATGGGGTGTTGTAGCACCTGCCTTAAACACATCAATGTTAGACTTATTAAATACCACTAACACTGTATCGCCTTGAACGATAGGGAACACTACTCCACCAACACTTGAGCAAGGGAATAAAACAGGGACAGACAAGATAGCAGGATACTCTTGTACCTCACCATCTTTATACTGCTTGTTAATTAACGGTTGTACGTCAACTCTGGCTTCTTCTAAGTCTCTCACTTGTGTAACAACACATAACAAGGCTGTATAATGCCCTGCTAGTCTATAGTCAATTTGAGCATCAACTAATTGTTCTAACGTCCATTCCATTAGTTTAGCCCCTCTACGTTGTCAAGGTATAACTCGCAAGTCCAATCACCTTGTCTGTTATCACCTTTGTATTTAACTGTTCTAACACGGTATGTACCTGATAATTCAGAAGCCTGTGTTGACTCTATTCTAATTAAACCATTAGGTTTAATGTTAGGATTTAACAGACACTTGCAAGTGATGTTAAAGCGTTGAATCTTCTGTCTTGTTTGTTTTCTAGGTTTACCGCTTTTAGTTGGTTTTAATGGTGCTGTAACATCGTATTCGTTATCGTTTAACTCGTTAGGTGCAGAAGCATCATAAGCCTCTGTAACAGTCTCGTTATGAGTAGATGGAATACCTATTAGACCTGTCTTCTCAGACAATACATAAATCTTCTCGTACTTAGCAGACTCAGCTTCTGCTGTTAAACTACGTTTAGGTTTAACAATAATCTCATCGCCATCCATGTTCCACTCAAGTCTTAATGGTTGACAAATATCGTTTAGCACTTGACGTAATGTACCAATGGCTGTATAACCATAAGGGAACTTAATACTGGCATCTTCTAGTGTTATTGACTTATTAGAGT